ACGCGTCATCGGCCAGCTTCGCGGTGGTCTGATCTCGCAGCCCGAGGGCTTCTTGATTCAGATCACGACCCAGTCCGAGCGACCGCCGGCTGGTGTATTCGCCGCCGAGTTGTCGAAGGCGCGCAAGGTGCGCGACGGAACGCTGAGCGCGCCGCTGCTTCCGGTTCTCTACGAGTTCCCCGAGGGCTTGGACTGGCAAGAGCCGAGCAACTGGCACCTCGTCACGCCCAACAACGGCCGGTCGATCACGGTCGAGCGACTGATTCCCGACTACGAGGCCGCGCGCGAAGCGAGCGAGGCCGAACTACGACGCTGGGCATCGCAGCATCTCAACGTCCAGATCGGCGTCGCGCTGCGGTCCGATGGATGGGCCGGGGCGCAGTTCTGGAGCCGGGGCAACGGCGGGCCGCGCTCGCTGGAGGAACTGCTCGACCGCGCCGAGGTGGCGACGGTCGGCATAGACGGCGGCGGACTGGACGATCTGTTCGGATTCGCGGTGATCGCGAGGGAGCGAGACACGCGCCGCTGGTTGCTCTGGGCTCATGCGTTGATCAGCCCCGAGGGGCTCGACCGGCGCAAGGCGAATGCGGCGCTGTACCAAGACTTCGCGCGCGACGGCGACCTGACGGTGGTCGATGGCCTTCCTGGCGACCTTGAATGGATCAAGGCGCATGTCGGCCTGGTCCTCGACGCCGGATGTCTCGCGATGGTCGGCGCTGACCCTGCTGGCATCGGCGGCGCGGTGGACGCGCTGGCCGAGATCGGTGTGAGCGAAGAGACCAAATTGCTGGTCGGTGTGCCGCAAGGAATCAGATTGATGAACGCGGCCAAGACAGTCGAACGCAAGCTCGTCGATGGCTCGCTGAAACACTCAGGCTCGCGCCTTCTGGCGTGGTGCGCGGGCAACGCGAAGGTCCGCGCGACATCGACGGCGATGATGATTGAGCGAGCGGCGAGCGGATACGGAAAGATCGACCCACTGATGGCCTCATTCAACGCGGCGCACCTCATGACGCTCAACCCGACCGTCGCCGGCCCGGCGGCGGCGTGGGCGATGCCGTGTTGAATTGGTTGGACCGGCTGCGTGGCCGGGACGAGAAGAAAGCGGTCGAGTTCACCGAGGGCTGGCTGGACGCGGCGTTTGGCTATTCGCAATCCTGGACCGGAGAGCCGGTCACCGTCTCGACGGCGCTTCAAGTCCCGGCTTTCTACCGCGCGGTCATGGTCATCGCGGACGGTCTCGCGCAGCTGCCCATCGTGCTGATGCGACCGACCGATGGCGGGATGGAACCGGCGACCGATCATCCGCTCTTCGACCTCTTCGCGCGCTCTCCGAATGCGTGGCAGGACGCGAGCGAATGGGTTCGCACGACCATGATGCACAAGGCATCGACGGGCTGCGCGGTGTCGTGGCGGAACGTTGTCAACGGCCAGATCCGCGAGTTGATCCCGATCAAGCCAGACAACGTCCAGATCGTCGTCCGACAGGATCTGGAGCTCGAATACACGATCAGCTTCGAGAACAACAAGACACTGACGCTCGCACGCTCCGAGGTCTTTCACCTTCGCTCGCCATCCTGGGACAGCGCGCGCGGGCTAGATCCGGTTCTGCTTGGTCGCCAGGCGCTCGGGCTGGCGCAAGCCAGCGAGCGCAGTCAAGCCGCTCTGCACAAGAACGGCGTCCGTACGACCGGCCTGTTCACCCTCGACGGCAATCCGTCGCAGGAACAACGCGACCGGGTGCGCGAGGCAATCGCCTCGATGTACGGCTCGGCGTCGAACACGGGCAAGCCGGTGCTGGCGAGCGGCGCGTTGAAATTTACTCCGACGCAGATGACGGGCGTCGATGCCCAGCATCTCGAGACCCGCAAGCATCAGATCGAAGAGATCGCTCGGCTGATGGGCGTCTTCTCGATCATGCTCGGTCACGCGGGCAACAACTCTCCGACGTTCGCATCCGCCGAGGCGTTTTTCGCGGCGCATGTCCGCTACACGCTCCAGCCAGAGATTAAGGCGATGACCAGCGCGCTCAACGCGCAGCTGCTCACTGACGAAGAGTGGGCAAATGGCTATCGCTTCACGATGGACACCAGCGAGCTTCTGCGCGGGTCGTTGAAGGACCGCGCCGAATACTACGACCGCGCTATTCGCGGCGGCTGGATGACGCGCAACGAGGCGCGCGAGGACGACGGCTGGAACCCGATAGATGGTCTCGACAAGCCATTGTTCCCCTTGAACATGGGCGAGGTCGTAGGCCAGGGATCGGACGCGGACGTCGCGCAGCCGGTCGATGTCGAGGATAACGCCGCGCAGAAGAACCCGTGGTCCCCGACCGATGAGATGGCGGCGAATGCGCGGCGAGCGCTGGCGTGGCGCGACGAATACGGGCGCGGCGGCACCGCTGTCGGCATCGCTCGCGCGCGCGATATCAGCAACGGTCGCCGTCTGCCGCGCGACACGATCATGCGGATGGTCTCGTTCTTCGCTCGGCACGAAGTGGACAAAGAGGCCGAAGGCTTCCGCCAGGGCGAACCGGGCTTCCCGAGCAACGGGCGCATCGCATGGGATCTCTGGGGCGGCGACGCTGGCCGCGCATGGGCGAACAGGATCGCCGACAGGATTGAGGAGCTCGGAGAATGAGCAACGGCGTCGCGAGCATCGCACTTGAGGTCAAATTCGCCGCAGACAAGCCGATGGGCTCGTTCTCGGGCTACGGCGCGGTCTACGGGAACATCGACGAGGGCGGCGACATGATCACGCCAGGCGCGATGGCGCGTAGCCTCGCGTCGTGGTCGAGCAAGGGCATGTTGCCCGCCATGTACTACAACCACGACCGCTCCAAGGGCGCTGTTGGCGTCTGGGAAAAGATGAGCGAGGACCAGAACGGTCTACATGTCGAGGGCCGGATCATCGGCCTCGACACCGACGAAGGAAAGATGACCTACGCGCGCCTTCGTGAAGGCGCGATCAAGGGCATGAGCATCGGCTATCGCGTTCCTGCCGGCGGGTCGAAGATGGGCACAGGCCGCACCGGAGAACCGAGGCGGTGGCTGAAGGCCATCGATCTGCGCGAGGTCTCGGTGGTCGATGACCCGATGAACCCGCTCGCGAAGCTCGCCTACCTCAAGAGCGCTCCCGCGCTCATTCTCGACGCGCGCGGCCTGGAGGCTGCTCTGCGCGACGAACACAAGATGTCCATCGCCGAGGCCAAGAGCCTCGTCGCGGTGGTCCGTCGTCATCTGCGCGATGCAGCTGACGAACACGCCGACGCCTCTCGTGATGACGAGGTCGAGGCTTTGGTCGCGTCGCTGAAGCGCGCGGCTTCCATCCTCTCCACGAAAGGTTAGTCCTATGGAACTCAACGAACTGAAAGGCGCGGTCGATGCTGTCGGCTCCGCTTTCGAGGCCTTCAAGGCCACCAACGACGCGCGCCTGGCCGAGATCGAGAAGAAGGGCTCTGCCGACGTCGTGACGCGCGACAAGCTCGACCGGATCGAGACGAGCCTGTCGAAGTACGAGTCGCTGAACCAGAAGCTGGTCCAGGCCGAGCTCGCGGCGAAGAACGCCAGCGAGACCGCCGCCGATCTGGCCGCGAAGCTCAATCGCATGGGCTCCGGCAAGGCCGCGCCCGAGGCCGACGAGGTCAAGGCGCGTGCGAACGACTGGATGCGCGCTGTCGTGCGCTCCATCGCGCGCGGTGACGGCGCTCTGTCCGAGAGCGAGCGCAAGAGCCTCGACGGCGTCGCCGCCGAGATGAAGTCGCTCTCGCTGTCGCCCGACACGCTCGGCGGCTATCTCGCGCCGACCGAGTATGTCCGCGAGATCATCAAGGGTGTGGTCGAAGTCACGCCGTTCCGCGCTGTCGCGCGCACGCGCCAGACCACGCAGAAGGCCATTCAGCTGCCGAAGCGCACCGGCACCTTCTCGGCGCAGTGGGTCCAGGAGCAGGGCACGCGCTCCGAGACCACGGGCCTCACCTACGGCATGGATGAGATCCCGACGCATGAGATGTACGCGCTGGTCGACATCACCAACCAGATGCTTGAAGACGCCGCCTTCAACATGGAGGCCGAGGTTCGCGCCGAGGCCACCGAGCAGTTCGCGAAGGCCGAAGGCGCGGCGTTCCTCTCGGGCTCCGGCGTCGGTCGTCCGTTCGGCTTCCTCAACAACGCTTCCATCGCGACGGTCAATTCCGGCGCGGCGGCAGCGCTGACGGCTGACGGTCTGCTGTCGGTCTACTACGGCATCAAGACCGACTACGCACGCGCGGCGGTGTGGATGCTGAACCGCAGCACCATCGGTCAGATCCGCCGCCTCAAGGACGGCGACGGCGAGTATCTCTGGGCTCCTGGCCTCGCGGGTGGCGTGCCGAACACCATCAACGGCGCGCCCTACGTCGAAGCTGCCGACATGCCGGATGTCGGCGCGTCGGCCAAGCCCGTCGCGTTCGGTGACTTCCGCCGTGGCTACGTCATCGTGGATCGCATCGCGATGGAGATGCTCCGCGATCCGTACACTCAGGCGACCTCCGGCGCGGTCCGCATGATATTCCGCCGTCGCGTTGGCGGTCAGGTCGTGCTGCCCGAGGCGATTGTCCTCCAGAACGTCGCCCTCTGATCCTGATCGAGAAAGGACCATTCAAATGGCCTCCAAAGACCTTCACAACAACATCGACATCAAGCGGGCGATCTCGCCCGTGTCGGTGTCCGACAACACCGCGCAGGTGTCGCAGATCCTCGACACGCGCGGCTACGAGAGCATCGAGCTGGTCATCGCGACCGGCTCGATTGCCGACGCAGACGCCACGTTCAGCGTCCTGATCGAAGACGGCGACAGCTCGACGCTGACGGACGCGGCGGCGGTGTCTGACACGTTCCTGCTCGGCACCGAAGCCCTCGCGGGCTTCCAGTTCGATGACGACAACGAGTGCCGGAAGATCGGCTATGTCGGCGGGAAGCGCTACGTCCGCGCGACCATCACGCCGGCCAGCAACGCCAGCGCGGCGCTGATCTCGGCGGTGTGGGTGCTCGGCAACGCGCGCACCGCGCCGACGTCGAACCCGCCGGCCTGATCTGACTGGGCGGCGGGCTTCGGCTCGCCGCCCTCTCTACCGAACGAGGTGCTCATATGAGCTACAACACGCAGAACTACGACGAACAGGGCGGCGCGCTCTCCGTCATCGGGGGCGAGCTTCGCATCTCGGGCGGCTACATCAGCGGCGGCGCGATCCTCAACAAGCGCCAGCGCTTCACCATCGCTGAGATCAACGCGGGCGCGACGCTCCTTCCCGCGATCCCGGGCAAGAGCTACCGGATGATCGGATGCAAGGCGATTTCGATTGGCAACGCTGCGGGTGCGGTGACGACGGTGGACGTGACCGGCACGGTCTCGACCTCGCGCAAGCTCGTGGCCTACGCGCAAGCGAACCTGACGCAGTCGACCGTCCTGGTTGACGGCGGCACGGGCGCGGCGGTTCTCGCTGACGGCGCATCGTACACCGCGAACGACGCCGGAACGGCGATCCTGGTCGGAAAGACGGGATCGAACGTGACGACGGCGACGCATATCGATGTGATCTTCGACTACGTCGTCGAGTGACGTCGATGAAGGTCGAGCGTTACAGCGTCTCGGTGACGACGGCGGCGGATGGGTCGGCAACGGCCTATTCGCCGACCATCACCGGCGCGATTTCGTCCATCGCCTATGTTGCGGACGGAACCAATCCCTACGACGCGACGGTCGATTTCTTGATCACCGTCGAGGCCACAGGCCAGGGGCTCTGGACGCAGTCCGACATCAGCTCGAGCGGTACGCGCGCGCCGCGTCAGCCGACGCATGAGCAGGACGGGACGGATCGTTTCTTCACGGGCACCAGCAGCAACCACGCGGTGCCTGATCTGATCTGCCTTGCGAACGACCGCGTCAAGATCGTGCTGGCGCAGGGCGGCAACGCTAAGGTCGGCCAGTTCGTCATCACGGTGATCTGATGCTGTCGGTGCTCGTTCCCGCGACGTCCTCACGCCTGACCTCGCTCGATGCGGTCAAGAGTGAATTGTCGATCTCGGGAACGAGCGACGATGCGCGGCTGCTGGCTTATATCGATCAGGCCAGCGCCGTCATCGCTGACTACCTCGGGCGTCCGCTCGGCCGCGAGACCGTCGCGGAGACGCTGCGGCTGTCAGCGGCGTCCGAGACCATCATGCTGTCGCGCTGGCCGGTGGTCAGCGTGACGACCGTGGTCGAGGACGGCGCGACGCTCGTCTCCACCGACTACGAGATCGACAGAAGCTTCGCGTACCGGCTGTTCGATGACGAACGCGCACGCTGGCCGGCGGTCAAGGTCATCCTGACCTACGTCGCAGGATACGATTTGCCGGACGGCGTCGCGCCCGCAATCGAACGCGCGGCGACGCAGTTGGTCGTCGCTATGAATGCCTCGCGTGGCCGCGATCCTTCGCTCCGCTCCGAGAGCGTGGAAGGCATCGGCGCGCAATCCTGGCTCGATCCGCGTAACGGCGGCGGGCCGCTTCCTGACGGCGTCGTGGCGTTGCTCAATCCCTATCGCGAGGTCATCGTATGAGCGGCACGTTCAGCCTTGGCGATTTCTCCATCGGCGCAGCCGCGACGCAAGTCGGCGATGTTGTCGATGATCTCAGCGGCGCGCTTGCCGTCACGCTCTCTGCGCGCCTGGCCTATGGCTCGGGCGGCACATCCTGCTATGCGGTGGTCGAGACATCGCTCGATCAGGGCGTGACCTGGGTGCAGATCGCGCGCTTTGATTTTACGACCTCGGGGCTTCAGAAGGTGATGACCGTTTCCGGCCTCACGCCGCGCATCGCCGCCGCGACCGCCGGTAGTCTCGCCGCCGACACGGCGCTCGACGGCACGCTGGGCGACCGGCTGCGCGCGACGGTGGTCTCGACTGGCACCTATACCGGATCGACGGTCGTCTCGGTCCGCGCCAACGTCCGATGAACACGCGCGGCGCGATTGACCGGCTCGGCCAGGTCGCGCAGCTGCGGCGGCTGACCGGGACCGGGGCGAACCAGGTCTGGCACGAAGTCACTCTGCGCGTCTTCGCGCGCCAGTTCAGGGCGCAGGAGATCGTGCCGGGGTCAGGGCTCCAGCAGGGAGACCGGCAAATCATCGCGCACCACGCCGAGATCGACGCCGCGCAATGGCCGGCACCGCCGCGCCGCGATGACAAGCTGCTCCTGGAGGGGCGGCTCCTCAACGTGCAGTCGGTCGAGACCGTGCGCGTGGGCGAGAGCGTCGAACGCTACAACATGGTCTGCCGGGGATGAGAGCGTACCGCTCGCCGCGCATCTTCGCGCGCGAGATCACGGTGGCGTCGAAGAACCTGTTCCCGGCTCAGGTCGAGGCGCTTCTCGAGGACGCCGCGCGCCGCGAGAAGGCGCGCGTGCTGGCCGAACAGACGCAGCGCGCGGGCATCGCGCCAACCACCGAGACCATCGTGGACGGACGGCGCGGCGCGCCTATCGACGCGGCGACGGACAGGTCCACCATCGTCATCGAATACGAGTACCTCCGCGAGATAGCCGCATGGCTCCTCGACACGCTGGAGCGCGGCGCGGTGCGCGGTCCGACAGGTGTCTACGCGCGATCATTCATCCTGCTGGTCGATGGTGCCGAAGCTCAGGTCTCGGCGATCACCCACGACACGCAGTCCTTCGTCGTCGCGAACACGCAGCCATACGCGCGGCGGCTGGAGGTCGGAAAGACCAAGTCCGGCTCGCCGTTCATCGTGGATGACAGCCGCTATCGGTATGTGGATAGCGTCGCCAAGGCCGCGAAGGCGCGCTTCGGCAACGTCGCGCTGGTCCGGCATACCTTCGTCACCCTGTCGGGTGCTTATCGTCTACGACGCGCGCAAGGCAAGCGCCGCGACCGTCAGGCCGGATCGGAGATCTCCTATCCCGGCGTCCGTGTTTCTAAGCTCTAGGAGCCTCTCAGATGGCAGTCACGATCAGCCTCTACAACCACACGGCCAAGCTCTTCGCCGAAGGCTCCAACGTGCCGGGCGACACCTACAAGGTGAAGCTCTACACCGCTGCGACGTTCAACGCGACGCACACGACGCTCGCGGGTGTCGGCGGCACCGAGGCCACGACGGGAACCGGGTACAACGCTGGCGGTCCTTCGCTCGCGAACGTCGCGGTAACGACGGTGACGACGAACGATGCGAGCTTCGATGCCGATGACGTCACGCTGACGGCTTCCGGTGGCTCGATCACGGCGAGCTTCGGCGTGCTCTACAACGACACCGACGCGAACGATCCGCCGCTCGCGTTCATCGATTTCGACGGCTCGCAGAGCGCTGGCGCTGGCACCGACTTCAAGATCATCTGGGACGCCAGCGGCATCTTCTCGTTCACGGTAGCCTGATAATGGCCGACAACGTCGCAATCACCCCAGGCTCGGGCGCAACCGCTGCCGCCGACGATATCGACGGCGCGCTACACCAGCGTGTCAAGATCACGGTCGGCAGCGACGGTGTGTCGCGCGGGGACGTGGATGTCACGAACCCCATGCCGGTGCGGCAGGACGACCTGGGGTCCATCGAGCAAGCAGCAGAGCAACTCAAAACGTCGCTCATCAACACCGGCAACGACGAGCCGCTTCAGCTTGTGGGGCTGCACCCCAACTTCCCGCTGCCCATCGATACCGCGACGCCCATGCCGATTGCGGGGGTCGGGCCGATTGGAGAGCAGCGGAAGGTCGCTGTGGACGGGCAGGGCGCTCTGCTCCCATCGAATGAAACTGTGCGTTTGGCGTTTGCCCGCTCGTTCCCCACAAGCACCCCAGGCACCCTAGCGGTCATTGATTGCACGGGGTTCCAGAGCCTGATTGCCATCCAGCGTTCTGGATTTTCTGGAACCCCCATCGTCTTTGCCTGGAGCATGGACAACGTCAACTTCTTCACCGCAACCGGAATCGACTACAATCCTACATCTGGGCCAAATTATATTTACGCCAACAACATACTTTCAACCACTGGCATGTATGCGTTCCCGGTCCTTGCGAGGTATTTGCGAATCTCTACCGCCAGTGTGTCAAGTACAACAACAGTTAGTTGGGAAATATACCTGAAAAGGAACCCGCTAACTGTTGGAACAGTGCCGCCGATCACAGCGATTACTTTATCACAAATTGCTGGGGTGAGTGCTGTCACTGCCGCTAATGGCGTTCTTGGTATAGGCGGCCCAGCAGCACCGGGAAGCGCCCATTCCACAACCAGCCCGGTGCAGATATCCGGTTCTGACGGCACCCTCGTTCGCCGCATCCTCACGGACACCGCCGGAAACACCGCCGTCGTCGGCCACGTCACCACAGGCGCAACGCTGATCCCCGCCACATCTAATCGTGGCCCCGTTCTCGTCGGCGCTGCCGATCTGGAGCAACGCGCCCAGCGCATGGTGGTGGACGGACTGGGGCGTCTGCGTATCCAAATTGAAGAGAGCGGCACCAAGGACGACGGTGTGATCGACGCTCTCAACAACGTGGTCCGTGAACTCAAACTGCTCAACGCAAAGCTGACGGACCTTCCCTACTATCTCGGCATCAACTCGGTGATGCCCGACGATGACAAGGCATTCCGAGACGATCGAACCCTCTTTAACCAGTAACGGAGACTTCAATGCTTATTCAAGGCACAACCGGCCCCGTCAACGTGGGCGATGGCGTCAACCCGCCGATCCGTCAGGGTCGCCAGGGTGACGTTCTCATGAGCCAGCTTCATGGCGACAAGTACGAGCAGAACTATCGCGGAAATACCTTCTTCAGCGGCCACACGTCGCTGGCGGCGCTTTCGGCCAATACGATCACGCTGACGGCGACGACGACGCCGATTCTTGGCGTGTGGAACCCGCTTTCCTCGACGGTCAACGTCGTGCTTCTCCAGGCGATGCTGAACGTGGTCGCCAACAACCTGACCTCGGGCGCGGGACCGGGCGTGTTCGTGTGGGGTGTCTCGACCGGCAACGGCGCGATCACCACGGGCCTCACCCCGTACAACTCCAAGTCTTTGATCGCTGCGGGCTCCCAGGCGCGTGGCTTCGCGGGCGCGACGGCTTTGACCGGCCTGACGAACAACCTCGTCATCGCGGCGGGCAGCGCCCTTCCCTCCCCGGCTGGCCTGACCTACACGACGCTGGCCTCGACGGCGCTCCTCCCCTCGTATCAGGGGGTCGAAAACTTTGAAGGCTCGATCATCGTGCCGCCGGGTGGCGTCTTCGCCCTCCTCAACACGACCTCCTCCACGGTCTTCTCGGCTGCGGGCCGACTGACCTGGGAAGAAGTGCCGGTCTGACCGTGATGTCCATCGATTACATCGTGTCGATGGTGGAGAAGCGCCTCGCTATGCTGGAACAGGCGAGGCGCAACTCCGAAGCGGTCGGCGACATCGAGAGCGTCGTCCGTGTGGACGAGGAGATCGTTGAGGCCAAGGCAACCCTCGCGAAGCTGAAAGCAGTCTAGCGTATGAGAGAGTGAGACATGCCGCAGCTACAGGGTCTCACTCTCCTATTCGGCTCGCTCTATGGCGCGGGCGCGGCGATTGTCGCCGCGCCGACCGCCACTATCACTGTCGTCGCCAATGCGCCGACAATTCAGGCCACGACGGGCGCAACGGTCACTGTTCCTGTCGCCGCGATCAGCCTCGCGGCTGACGCACCCAGCCTCGCGGCGGGCAAGAGTGTCGCTATCCCCGCCGCGACGATCACGCTCGCATCGACCGCTCCGGCGGTCAGCACGGGCAAGCGCATCGACGCTCCCGCCGCGACGATCACGCTCGCGGGCCTTGCGCCGACCATCCAGGCCGCGACGGGTGCGTCCATCGTCGTTCCGGCGGCGACCATCTCGCTCGCGGCCAGCGCGCCGAGCCTCGCAGCGGGCAAGAGCGTCGCCGTTCCTGTCGCCGCGATCAGCCTCGCGGGCAACGCTCCAGCAATCTCGGCGGGCAAACGCATCGTCGTTCCCGTCGCTGCCATCCTCATGGGCGGCGAGGTTCCGGCGATCAGGACGGGCGACAGCGTCACAGTTCCTGCCGCTACAATCGCGCTCGCGAGCAACGCTCCGTCGATCAGCGCGGGCAAGCGGGTCGCGGTTCCGGCGGCGACGATCAGCCTCGCGGGCAACGCTCCAGCAATCTCGGCGGGCAAGCGCGTCGTCGTTCCCGCCGCCACGATCACGCTGGCCGCGATTTCGCCGTCCGTGGCGAGCGGAAAGAGCGTCGCGGCACCCTCGGCCACCATCACGCTCTCTGCCGCGCCACCGACGATCCAGGCGGCGTCCGGCATCAGTATCGCGCCGCCGACCGCCACCATCCTCCTCGGTGGCGAAGCGCCGTCGATCAGCGCGGGCAAGTCCATCACCATTCCGCTCGCCTCGGCTCAGGTTCTCGCGGCGCTTGCGCCGCAGCTGGCGGCGGGCAAGTCCATCGCGGTCCCGGTCGCCACCATCACACTGACCGCCGCGTCTCCGACGCTCGCAGCGGGCAAGGCCATCGAGGTCGCCGCTGCCGCCATCGCCATCGGCGGCATCCCGCCGCGCATCCAGCTTATCGCGCCGCCCGGCACGCTACGGACGATCAGGGATGCCATCAGGACCGCCTGGGATGCCCGCTGGCCGCATGGAACGACCTACCGGGTACTCTGGCAGCAGAACGACAACGAGAGCGTCCCAGAGCCCGGCGAGGCGCGTGCGTGGGTGCATGTCGTGATCGACTTCGACGGCGAGGACATTCGCGCCTATGCCGGCGGTCGCGAGGCATCTGACCGCGAGTGGCGCGGAACGGTCGAGATCCGCGTGGTCGCGGAGACCGGCTATGGCGACGACGCCGCGCTCGACCTGCTCGATGACGCGGTCGGCGTCTACCGCTCGCGCCGCGAAGCGGGGCTATCCTTCCTTGAGGGCTCCACCGAGATCTTCGATAGCGCGACCGAGGACGGCGCGTGGTTCATTCGCGGCACGATGCTGCCCTGGACCTACGAGTACCGCGCATGAGCCTCCGCAGCACCATTCGCACCGAGATCAAGGCCGTCTGGGATGCGCGCTGGCCGCACGGCGAGACCTACCGCGTCATCTGGCACGAAAACGCGCATCCCGACACGCCGACACCGGGCGAGGTGCAGCACTGGCTGCATCTGCATACCGAGTTCAGCCGCGAGGAGATGCGCGCATTCGGCGGCGGCTCGCTCGCCAATGAGCGGCTCTGGTTCGGCGCGGTCGCGGTCCGCGTGTTCTCTGAGGTCGGCATCGGTGAAGACGTCACCCTCGATCTCCTCGACGCCGCCGTCGTGGCGCTCCGCGCGCGGCGCGCGGGCAATCTGACTTTTGTCGGACCTATCGTCGGCATCGCCGACACAACACGCTCGAACGGCGCGTGGTATAGTCGCGGCGCGTCGATCCCGTTTCAATATCGCTTCCAGGGCTAAGGAGACCCGATCATGCCGATCAGTGAGGGCGTGCAGTCACGCATCGTCTACAAGGCTTACAGCAGCGGGTCGATCACGGCCAACAGCGAGCCGGATACCGCGACCGACCCCGGCACGTCTGGCGGTCAGGTGCTGCGGCGGGTCTCGTCCAGCCTCAACCTGGTCAAGGATTCCTACCAGTCCGAGGAGATCCGTACCGATCGGCAGATCGCTGACTTCCGCCACGGGTTGCGGCGCGTCGAGGGTGCGGTCTCGGGCGAGCTTTCGCCGAGCACCTATTTCGAGCTTTTGGTCGCCGCGCATCGCGACGCGGCGGTCTCGTCGCTGTCACTGTCGAATACGCAGTTCACCTCGGTGACGAGCGACAATTCAGCCTCGACGTTCACGTTCACGGCGGGCGATCCGGTGACCTCGGGGTTGCGTGTCGGCGATATCATCCGCTTCGGCACGCTCGCCGCGACGGCGAACAACGACCGCAACTTCGTGATCCGTAGCTTCGGCGGCACCAGCAATCGCACCGTCACCGTCAGCCCTGCGCCGACCACCGACGCGGTGGCCGACACCACCTTCACGGTGACGCGCCCCGGCAAGACCACCATCGTCCCGGCCAGCGGCTTCACGGCGCGCAAGTTCGGCATCGAGGAGTATCGCGAGGACTTGGATCTGTCGCGTCTCTTCACGGAATGCCGCGTGTCTGGCTATTCGATGAGCCTTCCGGCCACCGGCCTCTCGACTGTGGAGATCCCGTTCATGGGGCGCAACGCGGTCTCGCTGTCCGGTGGCTCCGCGCCCTACTTCACCGCTCCCACCGCCGCGACGACGTCCTCGGCATGCGCCTCGGCCAATGGCCTTATCCTGTCGCCGGATGCGGGCTCGTCGCCGCTCGGCATCGTCACCGGCATCGACATCGCGCTCGATCTCGAGGCCGAGATGCAAGCGGTCATCAACCAAAACATCGCGCCCGAGATCTTCCTCGGCCGCGCGAATGTCACCGGCACGGTGTCGGCGTTCGTGGAAGATTTCGCGCTGTTCAACGCCTTCTTGAACGAGAGCGAACTCCAGCTGATCGTGCGCGTGGACAGTGGCTCGGCGGCGAATGCCGATGCCATCTGCATCTACCTCCCGCGCGTCAAGCTCGGCGGCGCGGACATGCCGCTGTCCGGCGCGAATGGTCAGACGATCTCGCTGCCGTTCCAGGCGCTGCGCTACACCGGCAGCGCGGCGGGCCGCGACACGACCACCATTCGCATCCACGACACGGCGGCCTGAGCATGTCGCGTTTCTCTGGTCTCGGCGCGTCGGTGGACAAGCCGACGCGCTGCTATCTCTCGATCCCCGTCTCCGGTCGTCCGCCGCTGCTGTCGCGCGATGGCGACCCAGCATACATCGACTGCCTGTCGCTCGACAGCCGCGAGGCTGGCGCGCAGCGTCGCGCATCCGCTATCGCGCGCCTCGACCGCCGCGCGGCGAAGTTGACCGCCGATGACATCGAGGCCGAACAGGTCGGGATGCTGGTGGCGCTCATCACCGGCTGGCGGCTGTACTCGCTGGCCGGCGATCCGCTCGACGTCGAGTGCGACGAAGCGGCGAAGCGGGAACTGATGAGCGATCCGACGTTCGCGTGGGTCCGTCGCCAGGTCGAGGAGCACATCGGAGACCTGGGAAACTGGCTGAGCGCGACGGCGAGCTAATCGCTTTCGCGCGTCACCGTTTCGACCTGGATCTGCCGCGCAAGGGCGGTCGCAAGCGCGACCACCTGGAGAGTGTCGCGCGGCAGCTAGGACGCCGCCCTGCGGGACTCGACGGGCCACCACTGCCCGCGTGGGGCGAGCATATCTGGTCGGCGTGGCTGGATCTCCACCAGGGTCGCCGCGTCGGCTTCAACGGTGCCGAGCCGCTGTCCTGGGCTGATCTCGACGCATGGTCTCGGTTGACCGGCGCGGAGATGAGGCCTGACGAGGTGGCGCTTCTGATGCGGATAGATCGCGAGTTCTTCGCCGTGCGCGGCGAGATCGAGGGGAAGAAATGATCAACGCGCCGAAAGAATCGGTCCTCCGCGCTGGCCTCGACGCGAGCGAATACACGCGCGGCGCGCAGGAGATCGACAGGGCAAACACCGAGATCTCCGCGAGCAGCGGCCGGGTCGAGCAGTCTCAGGAGAAGATGACCCGCTCGCTGGTCTCGTCTTCGTCCAGCATGGATCGCCTCCAGGCATCGCTGGACAAGGGCTTCGCCTCGCAGCTGCGTTACGAGCAGATCGTGGATCGCGTCAACTCCGCGATGGAGCGCGGGCGCATCTCGCAGGAGCGTGGCGCGCAGATCATCAGCCTCGCACAGCAGCGATACATGTCCGCCGCGACGGCGACTGCGGCTATGGGGGCGGCGACTGCGGCGGCGGCGACATCGAGCAGACAATTCGGCTTCATCGCGCAGCAGTCCGGCTATCAGATCGGCGACTTCGCCTCTCAGGTCGCCTCGGGCGGCTCGGCGGTAACGGCGTTTGTCCAGCAGGGCTCGCAGATGCTCGGCATGTTCGGCATGTTCGGCGCGGTCGCCGGCGCGGCGCTGGCTATCGGCGGCGTGGCCTATCAGATGTGGGCGGCGCGGGATGCGGCGAAGGCGACGAAATCCGAAATCGAGTCTCTCACCGATGCAATCAAGAAGTTCAACGACGAGGCCGCCGAAAGGTCTCTTGGAGATCCCGGAGATCGCGCACGGCGGCGGCTCGCGGAGCTTGAGGGGCAGCTTCGAGAAGCTCAGGCCATTCGCGACGCTCTCATTCAGCAGGGCATCGGCGGCATGGGCGACGAGTTCGGCGCGGCTGCTATGGTCGGCGCAACTCAACCCGCAATCCTTGAGGCACAGATCAAGGCACTGCGAGAGCAGATCCCGATATATGATCAACTGCGAAAGGCCGCAGCAGATCGGACGCAGGAAGAGCGCGAGCAGGGATGGCAGCTTGACGGCATCCTTGAGAAGCAGCGCGAGCGTCGGCGCATAGAGGAAGAGGCCATCCGCGCGCGCGAGGAAGCGTCGAAGCGCCTTCTCGCCGACGTCACCTCCCTCGAAAACACCCTCGACCCGCTGACCGCCGCGACCCGCCGCTGGGCTGACCAGCAGGCGCTGCTGGCCCAGGCGCTCGACGCGGCGATCATCAGCCAGGAGCGATACAACGAGCTGGTCGCGATGTCGGACGAGGCATTCCGAAAGGCCACCGAGAAGCAGACCGAATACCTGACCGGCATCGAGCGCCAGACGCGCCAGAACGAGAACCTAGCGCGCGATCTGGGCTTCACGTTCCAGTCCGCTTTCGAGGACGCGATCCTGCGCGGCGAGAAGCTGCGCGGCGTGCTGGCCGGGATCGCGCAGGATCTCGCGCGCATCGTGATGCGGCAGACGGTGACGGAACCAATGGCAAGGCTTGTCATGGGCGGGTTATCTGCCGCGTCCTCATGGCTATTCGGTGGGGCTCCCGGCGACATTCGCGGGCCGGGCGGATCGACCAGCATTCCGTTCGGCGGGCCTCGTGCTCTCGGCGGGCCGGTCGAGGCGGGCAGTGCTTATCTGGTCGGTGAGCAGGGGCCGGAACTGTTCATGCCGGCGCAGTCGGGCCGCATCATCCCGAACGGCCAGACGGGCGGCACCGTGGTCAACCAGACCATCAACATCAGCGTCGGCGTCGCGCAGACCGTGCGCGCCGAGATCGCCGCGCTTATGCCGGCGATCAAGCGCCAGACCGTCGACGCTGTCGCCGATGCGCGAATGCGCGGCGGCAGCTTCGCCGCTGCGATGGGGACCTGACCGATGCCGATCTCGTATCCGATCGCGCTCCCGACCTCCGGCGGCTATGCGGCCGTCGAGTTCCGCGCGAGCAACGTCGTGGGCGTCTCGACCTCGCCGTTCACGCTGCAGCAGCAGCTCGTCCGCCATCAGGGCGCGCGGTGGGAGGCGGACGTTACGATCGCCGAAATGGAACGTCCGGCGGCCGAGGAATGGATCGCTGCGCTGACCTCGCTCCGCGGCGCCTGGGGCACGTTCCGCCTGGCCGATCCTGGCGGCGCGACGCCGCGTGGCACATGGGCCGGAACGCCTCTGGTCAAGGGCGCGGGCCAGACCGGCGAGACGCTGCTGGTCGATGGCTTCTCGGCGGGCGCGACGGTTAAGGCGGGCGACTACCTCCAGATCGGTGATCGGCTCTACAAGGTGCTTGTCGATGCGACCGAGAGCAGCGGCGAGATCACGCTCGATATCTGGCCGCGTCTGCGCGAGAGCCCCGCCGACAACGCCGTCGTGACGACGAGCGCCGCCAAGGGGTTGTTTCGGCTCGCGAGTAACACGCAGGGCTGGGCTCTTCAGGGCGCGGGGCTGCGCTACACGCTCGCCTTCGGCGCGGTCGAGGCGATCTGATGTCCCGCGACCTCACCGCATCCGTCATCACGCAGCTACAGGCCGCGTCTGTCGAGGTCGGTATTTTGTTCGAGGGCGAGTTTGCCTCGGGCTGGGTCCGGCTCTGGAGCGGCATCGGGAACCTGTCGTGGGACAGCAAAACATGGAACGGTGTCGGCACGCTGCTCGGCATCTCGGCCATCGATGAGACGAACGAGATCCGTGCCTCGGGCCTGACGGTGACGCTCTCCGGCGTGCCATCTGATCTGCTCGCCGCCGCGCTTGGTGACGCGCGCTCGGGCAAGACCGGCCGCGTCTATCTCGCCTTCTTCTCCGGCGGCTCGGTCGTGGCGGACCCGGTGCTACAGTTCGAGGGCCGCCTCGATGTCCCAGCCATCGAGGATGGCGAAGACACCGCCACCATCGCCATCAGCTACGAGAGCGAACTGATCGACCTGGAGCGCGCCCGCGAACGCCGCTACACGCCCGAGGATCAGGCGATAGATTACCCCGGCGACCTCGGTTTCGCGTATGTTGCGAGCCTACAGGACGCGCAAATCACATGGGGCCGCTGATGATCGCACGCCGCGAAGATTGGCCGTCGAGGCTCGCCGCCGCGCTGGAAGATGCGCGCGATAAGCCGTTCCAGTGGGGCGTGCATGATTGCGGTCTCTTCGCTGGCGACTGCGTGCTGGCAATGACGGACGTCGATCCCGTCGCGCTCTATCGCGGCCAATACACCGACGAGGAAGGCGCGCGCGCCACCATGCTCGCGCTGTCCGGCGGCGGACTGCGCGCGGTGTGGACTAAGGCGTTGGGCCCGGCGATGAACAACACGCTGATGGCGAAGCGCGGCGATGTCGTGCTTGTCACGATTGACTACGGCGAGACCGAGGCCACCGGGATCGTCGCAGGAGCGCGTGTGGCGTGCCTTTCGCAGTCGGGCCTACTGATGATGCCTTCGCGCTGCATCGTCGCTGCCTGGGGCGTCTGATGCCGTTTGTTGGGGCCGCCGTCGCCGCCGCAATCGGCCTGACAGGAACGGTCGCGACGGTTGTGGCGTTTGCCGTCAACATCGTCGCCTCAATCACCATTTCCGCTCTTGCCGGATCGATCTTCCGCCCGAAGCTTCCGAAACTCTCCGACCCCTTTGCCGGCGCGCAGCGCACGCAGACCGTGCGCGAGCCGATCACACCGTGGCGCGTGATCTACGGCCAGGTGCGGACCGGCGGTGCGATCACGTTCCTTCACACCACCGACAGCAACGCGAAGCTCCACCTCGTCATCACGCTTGCCGGTCATGAGTGCGAGGAGATCGGCGACATCTACTTCGACGACGAGGTCGTCCCGCTTGACGGCGCGGGCGAAGCCACGGGCAAATACGCCGGATACGTCCGCGTTCAGAAGAAGCTCGGCACCGATGGGCAAACAGCCTTCGCGGACCTGATCACCGAGGCGTCCGACAAGTGGACCGCCGACCACCGGCAACGTGGCCGCGCGTGCATCTATGTGCGGCTGACGCACAATTCCGACCTGTTTGCGAGCGGCATTCCGAACATCACCTCCATCGTCAAGGGCAAGAAGGTCTACGACCCTCGGACCAGCACGACCGCATGGAGCGCGAATGCGGCGCTCTGCCTGGCCGACTACCTGACCGATCCGATACGCGGTCTCGGCGTGGACTACGCCACGCGCATCGATGAAGCCGACCTGATCGCCGCCGCGAATATCTGCGACGAAAACGTCACGCTCGCGGCGGGAGGAACCGAAGACCGCTACACGATGAACGGTACGTTCGACACCTCGCAGCGCCCGCGTGACATCATCGCATCGATGACCGGCGCGATGGCTGGCCGCGCGTCGCTGGTCGGCGGGACATGGTCGATTTTCGCGGGCGCATACACCGCGCCGACCATCACGCTGACCGAAGCTGATCTGCGCGGGCCGATCCGCGTGTCGTCGCGACTGAGCCGCCGCGATCTCGCCAACGGGGTCAAAGGCACGTTCGTGTCGCCGGACAACAAATGGCAAGCCAGCGATTTCCCGCCGGTGACGAGCGCGACCTATGTCAGCGACGACGGCGGCGAGAAGCTCTGGCGCGACATCGATCTCGCCTTCACCACCTCAGCGGCGACCGCGCAGCGTATCGCGCGCATCGAATTGCGAAAGGCGCGGCAGCAGATCAGCGTGCAGCTGGCGGCAAAGCTCACCGCGTATCGGCTTGTGCCTGGCGATGTCGTCGGTATCACGAACACGCGCATGGGCTGGACGGCGAAGCCTTTCGAGGTCACCGGCCTCCGCTTCGTGGCCGATGGCGACGGCAGTCTCGGAGTCGATCTCGATCTGCGCGAGACCGCCTCGACCATCTACGACTGGACGGCGGGCACCGACGAGGAAGAAGTCGATCCCGCGCCGGATACGGATCTGCCGAACCCCTTCAGTGTCAGCGCGCCGACGTCGCTGGTCCTGGCGAGCGGCGACGCCGAGATCCTCCAGCTGGCCGAAGGCTCGGTGATCAGCCGCATCAAGGCGACATGGACCGCGCCGTCCGACGCGCGCGTCGCGAACTACGAACTCGCGTGGAAGAAGAGCGCCGAGGCCGACTGGGACAGCGTGCTGTCCTCGGCGTCGGTCACCGTCGGCTACGTCGCGCCGGTCGAGGACGGCACGGCCTACGATGTGCGCGTCCGATCGATCTCGGGCCTCGGCGTGGTTTCGGGCTGGGTCGCCGTCACCGGCCACGTTGTCGAAGGCAAGAGCGCGCCGCCGCCTCGCCCCGACACGTTTCAAGTCGCCAGGATTGCGGACGGAACGCGGCGCTTCACCTGGAGCCTCGCGAGCCTCCCGGCGGATGTTCGCAGCGGCGGCGGCTACCGGATCAGATACAAGACCTCATCGACGACCGACTGGTCGAGCATGACGGCGCTGCACGAAGGGCTGCTCATCTCATCGCCGTACGAGACGGCGGACTTGGCCTCGGGGACGTACTGGTTCGCGATCAAGACCGTGGATAGCTCGGGCAACGAAAGCACCGACGCGCGCTTCATCGCGTCCGCCGTGCTCGGTGATCCGCCGCTGCGTGATGTCCTGCTCCAGCGGATCGAGCAGTCGCTGACATGGCCGGGGACGAAGACGTCGTGCTTCCTCGACCGCGATAACGCGCTCCACGCGACCAGCAGCCAGAACTGGTCGAACCTCCCGAGCGCCTGGTCGAGCTTGCCTTCGACCTGGGACAACATCCTGACGAACAACAGCCCGATCCGTTACGAGACGCCGGTCCTCGATCTCGGGGCGGATGTCAATTTCACGCCGCTCGTCACTGCTATCGCCAACGGCACGGTGACGCTGGAGATGAAAACGGGCACTCAAGCCGATGGCACCGTCACCGGCTCATGGGTCGCGCTCGCGCTGGTCGAGGGCAAGCGCTACGTCCAGATCCGCGCGAGCGTCTCAGACACGACGCCGGTCCTGTCTGGCCTGACGACGATCATCTCGTCCAGCAGCTACACCGATACCTATGAAGATGTGAACACGGCGACCGAGACGTCGTCGTGGTTCTCTTCGGTCGCGGCGGGGCATTTCAAGATCGGTGCGAGGGGCCAGCTGGCGGCGATTTCGACCGCCCGTATCCTGGCGCTTCAGAACGTCGGCGCGGGCTGGTCGTGGGAGTTGATAAGCAAAACGCAGATCGTCAACTCTGAGCCAGCGGCTGAATTTAAAGTGTACAATTCTTCTGGTACACTTGCCAATGCAACGATCGATGTAGAGCTGCGAGGGCCACAGGCATGACGCTACCGACGAACGCCTCAAAAGCGAACCTCGACAGCGCGACGGACGATCCGAAGCTCGCGCGTCCCGATCTCGCGGACCTGGTGGACAAGTTCAATGACTTGCTCACCCACCTCAATCTCAGCACGATCACCAGCGGGCCAGCGTCGATCCCGCTCTCGTTGGCAAACGGCGGCACGGGCGCGGCGACAGCCGCAGCAGCGCGCACCAACCTCGGCGTCGAGGACGCCACCGAAAGCGCCGCCGGTCGTATCGAGATCGCGACGCAGACAGAGGCCAACAACGGCACCGACGACACGCGCGCGCTGACGCCCGCGAAGCTGACGAACATCAGCCCGGCGTCGGTGACCTACTCGACCAGCGATCAGATCCTCATCCTCGACGCAAGCGACAGCAGTAAATTGAAGCGTTCAACGGTCACTTTCATTCCAGCTGGCTCGGTCGTTGATTTCGCCGGATCATCCGCTCCGAGCGGATGGTTGCTTTGCGCGGGCCAGGCTGTCAGTCGAACAACCTACGCCGACTTGTTCACCGCCATCGGGACGACCTTCGGTGTCGGCGACGGCAGCACAACATTCAATCTGCCGGACCTTCGTGGCCGTGTCGTTGCTGGTAAAGACGACATGAATGGAACGGCGGCAAGCCGTTTGACGACGGGCGGGAGTGGTATCAACGGCGCATCGCTCGGCGCGTCCGGCGGCACGCAGACGCACACGCTGATCACCGCAGAAATGCCGGCGCATACGCATAC